AGGCCGAACCCGACTGAGGCCCGTAACTTCACCCTGTCGGTAACGTGCCGCGACCTCATTATGCAGGGCCGCGCGTTCTGGGTTGTCACTAGCCGCTACGCCAACGGCTTTCCGGCGACCTTTCAATGGCTCCCGGCCGCGAACATTGAAACGCCAAACAACGTCGGCCCGCAGTGGTTTGGCTCCCCAGGCGTCGTCATGTTTAACGGCGTTGAGCTAAACATCCGCGACGTAGTGTGTTTCCTCTCGGGGTCACAAGGCATTGTCTACACCGGCCGGCGAGCAGTGCAGTGTGCCATCCGACTTGACCAGGCGGCGGAGCGGTTTGCCTCCAATGAGATTGCAGCGGGCTACCTGCAGCAGACCGGCGGTGAGCCTATGTCGTCTGAGGAGCTGGGCGAGCTCGCCGCGTCGTGGTCGTCATCGCGCCGTGAGAATGCCATTGGCGCATTGTCCGAGGGCATCACCTTCACGGAATTTGACAGCGACCCGTCGAAATTGCAGCTCGTCGAGGGCCGTGAGTATTCGGCAAAAGATATTTCGCGGCTTATGGACATTCCCGCCTACCTGCTCGCCGTTGACCAATCCGGCATGACTTATGCCAACGCGCAGCAGTCCCGGCAGGACCTCATCGAATTCGGTGCGCGTCCCCTGCTCCACGCCATTGCGGAACGTCTGTCGATGGACGACGTACTACCCCGGGGGCGTCATGTTGAATTCGACACCGAGACATACATCGGCGACATGGACACCCATGTCATGCCGGATGGTTCGATCATGGAAAACGAAGAGGTGGAACTTTGATCCGCTTTGATGCAGACGCCACGCTAATCACCGCACAGGCCGGTGACGCTACGCAGCCCGCCCGCATCAGCGGGCTAGCAGTGCCGTGGGATGTAGTGGCGACCGTCTCGGACGGGACCTCAGTGCAATTCGCCAGAGGCGCGTTCGACCTTAATCAGAAGGCCGCAAAGCTCATCGAGAACCACGATATGACTCAGCTTCGTGGCGTCGTGAGTACCCTCACCGATTCGCCTCAAGGCCTTGAATTCGAGGCCACACTGGCCGACACGCGCGCGAGCCGTGACGCCGTGGCCCTGCTCCAGTCCGGTGCCTACGATTCCGTTAGCGTCGGCGCTGAGCCCATCACCTTCACGACTGACGCCGATGGCGTTATGACCGTGACAAAAGCGATGCTTAGGGAGCTGAGTTTAGTAGCGCAGCCTGCCTACGTCGATGCAGTAATCACCAACGTCGCGGCAACCAGCCCCGACCCCGATCCAGACCCAGATACAGAGGAGCAGGAAATGTCCGACGCCGTAACGGCTGAGCCCATTGCGGCAGAGGCCACCATCCCGACCAACCCGATTATCTACGCGGAAGCTCGTCGCCCGTTCATCATGCCGACCCCGGCTGAGTACATCAGCGCATTTCTTACGGGTGGCAGTGGCTTTGACGCCATGCAGGATGGCATCCGTGCCGCTGCTCCCGACGTGATTAACACCGACCTCCCGGGCATCCTGCCGGTGCCGATTGTGCAGCCGGTTTACAACAACTTCATTGGTAACCGCCCGGTCGTTGACGCCATTGGTGCCCGCGCTATGCCAGGTGGCGGCAAGGTGTTTATCCGCCCGAAGGTCACGACCCACACCACCATCGGTGTGCAGTCCACCGAAAACAGCGCGCTCGACGATGGCACGTTCGTCGTGGACGACCTTCAGGTGACCAAGGCCACTTACGGCGGATATGTCACGCTCTCTGAGCAGGCTATTGACTTCACCACGCCTGAGGTTATCGGCCTGCTGCTCGACGACATGGGCCGCATTTACGCGAACCAGACCGACAACGTGGCGGCCGACGCGCTTGTGGCCGGTGCGACTACAGACGAAGCATTCGTCGGGTCTATTACCGACCCGGCCGCGTGGGCACTCTGGGTTTCTACGTCTGCCCAGGTGATCCTCAGCGCGTCGAACGGCAACCTGCCTACTCACCTTTTCGTGAGCCCCGACCGGTGGGGGAACCTGCTCGGTCTGTCGGACACCTCCGACCGCCCGCTTTTCCCGAACATCGGCCCAATGAACGCATACGGCGACCTTGCCGTCACGTCGGATATGGGCATGGCCTTTGGTCTGAGGGTCGTGGTGGATCGCAACTTCGCGGCCGGCACCACAATCATCGGCGACGCTTCCGGCTTCGAGTGCTACGAGCAGCAGAAGGGTGCCATTTCGGTGGACGTTCCCTCCACGCTCTCGCGCACCATTGCCTTCCGTGGCTACTTCAGCACGCTGATGCTGGATAGCTCCAAGTTTGTCATCGCTTCGTAGACTGCTTTAGGCCACCTGCCCCATGTCCGAATACTCAATTACTCACGCGCAGCGCATAGATGACTATGCCGTCATTCAGACGCTAGAGGTGACTGAGATTGGCACGGGGCAGGTGGTCGTTGTAACGGACGTGCCCGGCTTCAATGGCACGTTCGTCGTGCAGGCCGTCCCGACGTATCTTTATCTGGGCGTGAATGACGAAGGCGACTGGCTTTTCGACCCCGAGATCATCCTGCCGAATCAGCTCCTGTATTACTCGGACGCTGCCGACGTGGCCCGGGATGCAGTCATCCCCCAAGGCACGCTTACCTTTACGCCGGTATGCACCTGGGCGAGTGACCAGGACGTACTCGACTGGCTAGGGATTGACCCTGCCACGCCGAATGACGAAGCCTTCGTCACGGTGGCGACCAACGCCGGGAACGCCTTCGCCTACCGCCGGCGCAGGGAATCGGGCTACTTCGACTCTCTCACCACGGTCCCCGGGCCCGACGTTCTACTGGGCACGATCATGCTGGGTGCGGCGCTTTACCGTGAGCGCGGTTCCGTAGATTCTTACGCATCATTCGACCAGATGGGCGGGGCCGTTCCCTTCGGCACGCACGGGCAGATAAACAAGCTGCTGGGCGTAAACCGGGCGCAGGTCGCATGAGTGCTACAGGCATTTTCGCAGAGGCCCAGGCGACACTCGCCGCCAGTCTCACGGCCCTCGGGCTTGCCGTCGTGACTGATTCGCGGAACGCGCGGCCTATGTCTGTCGTCATTGAGCCGCCGACGTTCACCTGCTTCAACTCCAACATTGCAGACATCACCTTCCGTCTGCGGATTCTCGCCGCGCCGCCCGGAAACTCCGACGCGGCCGATTACCTGATGACGACTGCCGACACCATCATGGATTCGGAAATCAGCGTCATCAGCGGCACGCCGTCCATGACGGCAATCGGCGGGCAGGATATCCCGTCATTCGACTTGACCATTCGCGTATCAACCATGAGGAGCTAGACCAGTGGCTACCACCACCTATCTTTCACAGCCGCACAGCATCACCATTGGTGGCGTTGATGTCACCGATCAGTGCAGCGCCATCACGTTCACGCTGGGTTCTAACCCGCTCACCTCCACCGCCTTTGGCGACCTCGGCGAGCGTATGGTCGCGGGCCTTCAGACCGTCGACGGTTCGATCACCCTTTACGCTTCGTATGGCGCGGGTGAGGTTGAGGCCACGCTAAACGCCGAAGTAGGCGCGGGCGATACCGCCATCGTGGTCACTCACGGCGCGGGCGCAATCTCGGCTTCGAATCCCGAATATACGATCACGAATACTATGGTGGCTAATTTCCCGACCGTGCAGACCGTGGGCGAGCTTCAGATTTACGAAGTGTCGTTTTCGGGCGGCACCTGGGCTCGCGACATCACGCCGTAGGGCAAACACTAAGGGGAAAAGATGGAACTCACCATTCGTGTCAAAACTGCCGATGATGACTACACCGTCCACACGACGCTATTCAACATCGTGCAGCTTGAAAGGAAGTACAAGACCACGGCAAGCGCCCTACAGACGGGCGTGTCCGTTGAGCAGCTGGGGTATCTCGCCTTTGAGGCGTCACGCGCGGCCGGTAAGAATCCACCGGCTCAGCTGGACGACTTCCTACGCTCTCTGGTTGACCTGTCAGTAGTCGAGGATGATGAGGCAGTGCCGGGACCTACAGACGAGGGACAGTAAGCCGCGCACTTGCCGAGGTATTGGCAAACACCGGCTACTG